GCGGCGGAGCCCGCGCCCTTCAAATCCACCAAAGGCTGCGCCGCGGCCGCGGCGGAGACGCTGGCCGCCGATCCGCTGGCGGGATTGTCAACCAGCCCGCTGCCGGACGCCGCGCCGGCCGGGGCCGCGGAACCGCTGGCCAGCAGCGCGACCACCGTCGCGCCGGCGGCGGAAGTGACCGATGCACAAGCGCCCGACTCTTCATAAGCCAGCGAGCCGGCGTTGCCGACCTGGGACTCACCCACGTAGCTTGTCGAACCGCCAATATGGAATCCGCTCGCCATTAGATTAGTTCCACCAGAATCCCCTGGCACACCCAGTCATGCGACGCGTTGGCCGAGCTCATCGTGAATTGGATGTCCAGCGTCCGGTTGCCCGCGTCGCTGTCCACCGCAATGCCGCCTGTAGCCGAACCGATGGGGCTGTTCGCAAGGATTTCGTCCACGCCGATATCGCCAATGCCCGTGGAGTTCGTGATCGTCGGACCGAATGCCTGGAACAATCCGCCCATGCGCTGGTTATTGTTCGCTTGTGCCGTGATCGTGAAATCCAAAAACCACGGTTGCCGGTCGGCATCCGCCGTGGCGCCGTAGGAGGCCGTCGCGTCGGAAAAAATCGTGGTGCCGCCATAGCTGATGGCAACGGTCAGCGTCATGGCGGTGGTTGTGTTGTGGAGAACGTTGCCAAAGGCGGTGATTCTCAACATCCGGCCCGCGAGGAACAACCCGCTCGGAATGCTGGGCGCGCTGTTGAAAATAGAGACGGCTGTGACGAGGTTGGCCTGGGTCTTGGTGGCCGTCTCCTTGTGGATCGTGATCGGGCCGTGCTCGCGCATCACCCGGAGGTCCACGATCTTCGTGGTTTCAATGCTGGTGTCGGCCGCCGGCACATAGACCGCGGCGATCACCACGTCGTTGGCCGTCCGGGCCGGCGGTTTGGGCGCGGCGGCCGGTGTCCCCGCGCGCACCGCCAGCGCGCCTCCGCTCGTCACCACGATCAAATCGAGCCTCGGATTCGACCCATCAGCCGCCGTGACCGTCACGTCGGCGGCAGCGATGGCGAACAAGGTTTTATTGCTCAACACCGCGCCCTTCGCCACGGCGGGCGTCATGTCCGCACCTCCCGTCACCGCCAGGCCCGACAATACGCAGTCAATTCCAGACAGGCCGGCGACCAGGACCTCCAGGTATTCTTGAAACAGAACACTCTGCAGGTCGTTGTCGCCTTCGCCTTTGTCTGGGATGGTCCAGCTCATTGGTCAGGTGATCGTGAACGTGATGCCGGTCGTGATTTGGAACGTGATCGAGTCGCCGGCCGAGGAGACGACGCGGCTCGCGGAGAAGGCGTCGCCGAACAGCAAGTTGCCGCCCGAGGCGGCATCATAAACGGCCCAACCCGTGTAGGTGCCGGCCGCGAGGTCGGTACCGACGGTCCAGACCTTGGATGCAGTGTTGCCGGCCGCGCCGCCGCTGGCCGAGCCGAAGGCGATGGCTTTGCGCGCGTAGCTGCCGCCCGTGGCTTCGGTGCCGCCCGCGCCGGTCTCGAAATTCGGGTTGACGGTGAAGAGCGCGAGAGACACTGCCGCCGGCATCGTCCAGGAGGACGTGCCGAGGATGTGATCGGCGGCTTTGTTTTCGGCGTAATCGGATAAGCTGGTGGCCATAAAATTTCAAAGGGGCGGGACGCGCGCGGGCGCGTCCCGTTCCCGTTCAGTTGTCCGCGGGCACCGGCACTTTTTTGAAGGCCGGCCGCGCGGCGGGTTTGGGCGCGTTTTTCTCGATGAACCGGATCCGCGATTCCAGTTCCGCGACGGCGGCGCGGATTTTCAGCACGATGCCGCCGATTTTCTCGCCGCCGTTGTAGAGCCGCAGCGCGGCCTTTTCGGCGTCGGCCAGTTCTTTGAGCAGACTTTTTTGGGCTTCGAGTTGCATAGGTTTTATTTGACGCTGACGCGTTTCTTCACGACCGAGATCGTGACGTTTGTGGCGCTGGCGTTGGCGTCGGCGTTCTGGACGCTGATGAGCCGGAGGCTGTGCGCCGCGCCGACATAGACCAGGTTGGTGAACCCGACAATGGTGGTGGCTCCCGCCAGAGAGAAACTGATGCTCTGGCGCGGCGAGGTCTCGAAGGTCACGCCGTCCTTGCTGCGCGCCAGAATCATCGTCAGCGCGCCCGTGCCGGCTTCCGTGCCGGAGGCGTTGATCTGGAGACTGACGATTTCCTGATCCTCCACCTTGACATCGGCGAAGCCGGTCGTGCGCGTGGTCGCGTTCGTGATCGTGCCGCCCTGGGCGTGCGTGCCGCCGCTGAGGAGGTTGATGGTGCCGACTTCGGCCCGTGCGCAAGGCAGTATCACGAAGAGGCTGCAGAACATCGTGGCCATCGCCGCAGCGAAGATTGATTTCGAGAATTTGTTCATGGTGTTTTGGGGGTTGATGGGTTGGCGGGGCGGCTCGCGCGGAGCCCGCCCCACCGTGGGTTTGGTTTATGCCGAGCTGCGCAGTATCTGGCCGGCTTTCACCTGGCCCTTGGCCGCGCCGAACATGTATGCCAGGCGCGAGAACGCCGCGCCGAGCTGATCGTTGATGAACTGGGTCAGCATCACGCTCAAACCCGACTGCGGGTTGGTGATGACCTGGCTGACACCGCCGCCGGAGACGTTCGGGAACGCCGCCCGGTAGTCGCTGGGCACGCGGCCCGCGACCACCAGCGCGCTCCGGCTGAAGCCGAAGCCCGTCAGGTTGCCGGTGCTCGGCAGCGTCGGTGCGCGCATCACGCTGAAGTCATGCAGCGGAATCATCCGGCTGCCGGTAATCAGGTCCGCGCGCTGATTGGCGGCGAGCAACACGATGGTCTCGTCGCTGAACAGCTTGTCGTAGTAGCTGCCGGTGAGCAGCAGCGTCCGGTTGTTCATCGGCACGCCGCGGTCGCTCAACGCGCCGGCAATCCCGACCACCGTCGAGCGGTCGAAATCAATAAGCGCCTCGGTCGTAGGCGTCTCGGTGAAGTTGCTGGTCGTGATGAGCGCGAGCGCGATATCAATGATGTCCTTGCCGATCGCGTAGGCCATCGCCGGGGCGAATTCCTCGAACATCTTTCGCGGCGTGCTGGCCAGTTCCTCCACGTTGAAACTCAGCTGGCAGCTCTTGTGCGTTGTGATCGTGACCGATACATCGGTGGTCAGCGTGTTCTCGGTCGCGTAGCCCGTGCTGGTGTTGTATGCCGTTGTGCCGGGGATGCCGACGATGCGCGTGGTGATTTCCTGATTCAGCTTCGCCGCCTCGGCGCTGAAATCCGTGCTCAACGCCGCGATGGCCGGCTGTTCGAGCGTCAACAGTTCGAGCGCGTTCTGAGTCACGAGTTCGCCGCTCAACGTGCCGAGCGTGTTGGTCGCGCGCAGCGGCAGTTCCTCGCGGTCCTTGATGCGCTTGCTCAGTTCGCGCGCGTAGAGATCGCCCTTCTTGCGCGGGTCCTTTTCGGCTGCGTACGCCTTGAGGACCGTTGCCGAATCCTCGCGGGTGATCTGCACGCCGCTCAACACGAGTCGTTGCGGCCGTTCGAGGGCCGGGCTGCCTTTCATGCTGGCGAGGAGTTCGATGGCTTCCGGGTCTTCCACCAAGCGCTTCTGCCATTTGGCCTGGAGCGCTTCGTCCTTGAGCGGAATGGCGCCGCGCTTGACGGCGGCCTTGACGGCTTCGGCGGCGTCCTTCGTGCGCTGGGCGACGAGGTTCTCCTCGAGGGTTTCGTTGCGGGCCCGCAGCGCCTCGGCTTCGAGTTGCGCCTCGGTGGCCTGCAGTTCAGTTTCCTTCGCCTGGAGTTGCTCGGCGACAATGGCGGCGGATTGGTCCTGGGCGCGCAGGGCGATCAGGTCCTGCTCCAAAGTGGTCTTCTTGGCCTGGAGCGCGGCCAGTTCTTCGGCTGTCAGTTTATTCATTTGTTGTTTTGTTTTGGGGTTGCCGCTGGCGTTTGCTCCAGCGTGTTTTGCCCACAAGGGCAAAATTTTTCGGAAAGCGGGGTCATTGGTCAAAGTGCCGGCGGCGGGATACACCAGGCCGGTCATACGCGCGGGATTCTCGGGCGAACCGCGCCGGCCCGCGGCGATCTCGACGTGCTGGCCGCGCCCGATCCGCTTCGGCAAATCAGCGTCCGCGTGAAAACTCGGCGAGAAAGCGCGCATCACCTTGCCCTCGACCAGTTCGCGGCCGAGCGTGCTCGGTTCATGCTCGACGTACACGCCGGGCTGCGGCGCGCTGGCCCATAAAAATCGTTTCGGCCACGCGGTCGCGCCCGCGCGTTCGTCGTGTTCCTTGTCGAAGAACACCTTTTGCGGCGCGTTTTTGGCGTTCAAGTTTTGCAAGGAAGCTTGCAGCACGACCGCGGTCGTTTCGTCCACGCGCAAGGTGACGGTGGCCGCTCCTTCGCCAGCTCCCAGCGTGATGGTATGCACGCCGCCCGGCGCGAACATCCAATGCTCGGTTGGCGATTCGATGGCCGAGCCCAAGCCTCTCGCTCCGCGCAAAGCAATGCGGCCGTGCATCGCCGAACCTTTTTCCCAGGCGGAATGCGCGACGGCGGCTCGCTGTTTTTCATCCGGGAACTCGGCCATCATTTTTGCGTCGGCCATGAAGCGCGCGATGAATTCGGCCTGGGACTCGCTGGCATTGGGGCTGGGCATCATGTCGTAATTTCTCCGGTTTCGGGTTGGAGTTGGGCGGCCTGGACTTCGGTTTTCAAATAATCTTCCGCGCCCTGGAGCGCCTCGCGTTCGAGCATCTCACCCGGCGGCAGCGCTTCGGGGTCAGGAGCTTGATCCACGCTCGGCACGCAGACGTAATATATTTCATCCTCGGCGGCCTGCTTCGCGAAACGGCCGATTACGCCGCCGGCCGCCGTGCCGACAAATGTCATCTTCAATCCCGTCTCGCGCGCAGTCACAGAAACGCGCCGGCCGTGTGCCGCCGGGTGAACGGGGATCGTGAGCAAAAGAAAGCCACTGCCGGGCCAGGGCCTCTTGGCGGTGATGGTGCCGCCGTAAAGTTTTTGCGCGAACCGCTTGTCGCCGATGTTCACGTCGGCCGTGCGGTCGGTCACGTCGCCGATGGCCGTCGAGTTGGCGATGGCCGCCCAGAAATTCGTGCGGCGGCCGCCCAGTTTGTTGCCCCGCTTGTCGCGCTCGGAGAAATGGCCGCGCAGTGAGCGTTCGACGCGCGTCGCGCTCTCGGCCAGCATGTCCGCCGGGTGCTCGATCTTGTCGAGCATGAACTCCAGCCGGTTGCGCGCGTCGTCGCTGTTGATTCGGATCACGATCATGCGGCACCCCCGATCCATTTGAGCGTGTTGCCGGCGAGCTGCACGAGATTGCCCAGGCCGCGCAGTAATTCCGCGCGCACCGCCGGGTCCATTTCCCCAACGTCCACTTCGAGCGCGTCATTCATGCCCGCGGGAACTTCCGTCGTGATCTGGTTGAGCTGGATCAGCCCCAGTTGGATCGCCTCCGTGCGCGTCACGTTCGCGACGCCGACACCACTGCCAAAATCGAACGGTGGCCAGGGATTTCCGAACCGCGAAATGCTCGACCAGATGGGATCGCCCTTGAGCGCGATGAGCCGGATGCCGCCCATGCCGGGCTGCAGCTCGCCGCCAATGCTGGGTTGTCCTGGGAAAGTGCGCCCGCCATGCGAACGCCAAACGTCCACCCAGGCCCGTTTTTCCTTGCGCTCGGAAATCCGCACCAGCTCCTGCGCGGGCGCGGCCCGCAATAGCGGCCCGCTCGAACCGCGCTTGTGCCGGGCGTAACCGTAAGCCATTTCGGTCTGCGTCCGCAGGATCAGGTCCGCGCGCGCCTCGCTCGTGATGTCCTGGATCGTGCCCTTCAATCCGGGATCGCTGGGTGACAGGCCTTCGCGCTCGGCCAGCTTGCCGAGTTCCGTGATGAACTTCGAGCGGTCCTCGATCCCACCGAACTCATTGCGCGTGCCGGACAAAATGTTTTCCAGGCCGGATTTGATCCGGTCCAAAACGCGCGCGTTCTCGACGCGGCTGCTGAAGATCGCGCGCTCGCGGATTTCGCGCGGCACCTGTTCCCACTCGGCCGACTTGAGCGTGCTGCCCACGGGCGTGCGGCTCGAAATCTTTTCGACCGCTTCGGCGATGGGTTGGAGGGTGAGGGCCATGGTCAAGCACCCAAGGACCCAAATACCCAAATACCCAAAAATGTTTGGGTGTTTGGGTATTTGGGTATTTGGGTATTTTTCGTTCACGGTTTTGTCCCCGCCTTCATTGCGCGTTCCAGCGCGGTGCCGGGTTCGGCCCGCGCGGCGATCACGTCCACGGCGACCAGCTTGCCCGCCTTGGTCTTCTTGAAATTGTCCGGCTTGGTGTCGGCGATGATGATTCCGTCCTTGGGGTGATACCAGGTCTTGTCGCCGATGTAATCGTTGACGAGATTGTCCGCCTTGACTTTTTTGAAGCCTTTGCTCTGGAGGTACGAATCAATCTCCGCCTGTTTGGGTTTGGTCCCGCCGACGTACGTTTGCGAAACCGCGAGGCCCACGTTGCCTCCGGCCTTGCTCACGCCTTCGATGCGCGCATCGTCGCCAAACACCTGGTTGGAGAGTTGGACGCGCGCGGCGTATTCCTGCGGCGTGGCCTCGCGGAGGCCGGCGAAAGAACCGAGCGGCGCATCGGTCCCGGAAAAAGTGGCGCCGAAACCTTTGGTGTGTTTTATGACGCGCGTGCCGTCGGCGGACCGCTCGACGAGATGTTCAGCCCCCTCGCCAATCAGATTCTCTTTGTTGTAAGCGACGCGCGATGAAGGATCGCTGTCGTAAAGCCTGGCTAGCGCGGCTTTTTGGCGAGCATCTGCTTCAACGTCACCCGCGCCTCCGGCTCGCTCTCCTGACGCATTTGATTCAATGGCGCGCCGGGCGCTTTCGCCGCCTCGGCCCTTGCCTCCCTCATCTCCTGGGCCATTTCCTCGATCTCCGGACTCAGCTTTTTCTCGCTCATTTGGTGCCTTCACTTTCTCAGATTTTCCACCGGAAGTCGATTCGGGAAATGCCCGCGCGACGGCGGATTCTACGGACTCCCCCTCCTTGATCAGTACCGGCGTGCCCCGGATCGTACGCCATTGACCCTCGGCTTCCCTGGCGCGCAGCGGCCCGGCGGCCACATCGTCGCGCACCGCCTCCACCACGGCCGTGCCAAGCGCGGCCTCGATGGAATCCGCCAGCGCGTCCACTTTCAACTCACCAAACAATTCCGGCAGCCGGCGCGCAGCGGCTTCGAGAAACGAGGTCAGTTCCGCGTCGCCGATTTTTCCGTTTCGCGCCAAGCGGGCGAGACGGTCCAACTCATCGTTGAGCGGGGCGAGCCATTGTTCGCGCGCGCCCACGGCATCGGCCACTGCGGTACGGACCAGGTCTTCATCGGGCCCGGATTCATTTTTGGCCCGCAGCCGCGGATCGAAACGAAAATTCAAATCTATCGAATGCCCGTTGCCGGCGCGGCCGTTGCGGCGCGCCTGCATTTCAGCGGCAGCGGCGGCCTGTTCCTGCTCGCGCTCGAACTGTTTTTTATAGCGCAGGAATTCGATTTGCCTTCTTAGCACCGGATCGCTCACTGCGTCCGGGTTGGATTCTCCCGGCTGGCCGGGCTGGCCGGGTGGTGTTTGTGGAGCCGGCGCTTCGAGCACGGCCTCATCCGCCTGCGGCAGCGGGATGCCAAGTTTCTTGTGCGCCCATTTGAGCGGCACCTTCACGCCCATATTCACCGCAGCCTGGATGATTTCACTGTTGGCCTTGGTGTCTTCCTTCTGGCGCGGCTCGGGACAGAAGCGCGGCGCGTCCTCGGGGTCGCCGTAATTCAGGATCAACACGCTCTCGACGAGCTGCTGCAGCACGTCGGCAGCGAACATGGCCGCGCCGCTGACTTCGTTGTCGCGCCCGCGTTCGTGGACCTCGCCCAGGGCGCGGCTGCCGGAATCGCCGACGTCCGATGTGAGCGTCTGGCGCAGCAGCAGCAGATCGCATTGCTTGTCCGCGCGATCAATCATGTGCGCCTGCGGCAGCGCGTCGCCGGACTTCGAGGCTTCCTTCAGCTCAAGCGTCGTGCCTTCGGGGAACATCGCCCAGCCGGCGCTCCCCATGTTTTCCAGCATGTCGGCGATCTGATCGAGCAAAGTTTGCGGCGCGCCGTTTTGATAATGCGCCCAGCGGATCGGCAGCCCGAAAATCTGCGCGAAGTTCAGCAGCCACTCGGCCGAGAAGTTCGCCGCGCACCACCACCACGCGAGCGCGCGCAACAGCGCCGCGCCCTGCACGTGCGTCGAACGCGATTTGCACAGCGCGACCAGAAATTTATGCTCGGGAAACTGGACCACGTCCCGCCGGCGCGGCGACATGAACACGCTGCCGGCGTTCTCGTCGAAGACCAGCCCGAGAAATCCTTCGTCGCTCCAGGCATAGTGGCGCGGATGCACCCACGTCGTGGTGCGCGGTGCGATCATTTCACCCGCCGGCCCGTCGCGCAGTTCCCAGTCAATCTCCAAAACGCTCGTGCCCTTGGCCCAGGCATCGAGCACGTCGTACAGTGTCTTGTCGAAACTGTTCTCGTCGCGATCGCGTGCGGGCTTCATCCCGCAGACGGCCGCATGAACCAGTTTCTTGCGTTCGAGCGCGCTGTCGCTCGGGGGCAGGTCTTCCTCGGCGTAGGCATCCAGCTTCCAGTGGTACGAGATCGCGTCGTCCTTGATCTCGTTCAGGTTCTTGAGTAGCCGTGGCCAGGTGTCTTCCATCAGATCAAACAGTTCCCATTGTTGGACGTGGCTGCCGAAAAGCGCGCCGCGCAAAGCCTGTTCGATGTAGGTCGGCGTGATGCTGGCCAGCATCGGGGACATCCAGTTCATCGCCGCCTCAGGACGGAGAATCCGGCGGAGATTCGGCGGGACTCCGGCCGGCGTGGCCACGGCGGCCCGAACCGGCACTTTGGACCGCAGCGCGGACCAGACCCTTTTGAAGCTTTTTGGGGTGAACAATTTCATCCGCACCCCCCAGTCTCGTTCCGGACATGCTGCAATGAGGCTGCAGCAAAATTTCCCGCCCCGCCGTGGGCTGCTATGCCGGAATTGGTGTCTTGGCAGCCTCCAGTTCTCCCGCGCCGTCCTGGGCCGTATAGCGCGCGATCAGGCGCTGCGCCCAAGTTTCCGTCTTTCCCTCGAACTCGTACGTCCTCAAATACCCCCCCGCCACACCGCGCACGACCAATCGGCAATCGGATCGGCGCGCCAATCGGGCGGCATGTTTGGGATCTCGCGCCTGAACCCAGATGACGCCGTAAGCCACTCGCCAGGCGCTGAGCATCCGGTCGCCGAAGGTTTCGCCTGGCTCTTTGAGAGTTTGGTTTTGGTGAGCCATAGTTTTCCTCCAGTCCTATCATGCTTGTCAAAACCCTTTTTGGGTCTTTGGGTATTCGGGTATTTGGGTATTTCCTCACGCCGCCACCTCCTCTGGCATGATCCCCAGGTTTGGCCGGCTCAGATGCCGTGGCCGGAAGCCCGGCTGCCGCCCGCGCTGGCCCCCCAAAATGATGCCTTCCACGCTCTCCACCGCGCCGCCCGTCGAAGTCAGGGCGTGGTAAGCCAGTTTATGGCTGTCGAATGTGTCGCCGTGCTCGCCGTTCGGGCCCAGCTCGCAATCAAACGCGCCCTTCACTTTTCGCACGCGACGGAAATCGTCGCGGAGATACCGCTCGGGGGCGAGCGTGGCGTGGTTGTCGTCAATCGCGCCGATGAACCGGCTGCCGAGCCAGGTCTTTTTGTTCACCGTCTCGCCGCCGGGCAGTTCCACGCTCTCGCTGCTGATCACCAGCTCGACCGGGACGAGCGCGCTCAGCTCCCGTTGGAATTGCACCGCAAAATATCGTTCGCTGGTCGCGTCAATCGCCAGCCGCCGCACGCGTCCGCCGGCGGATCGCGCGTTCACCGTCTCCACAATTTTTCGCACGCGTTCCTTCGCGAGCGCCGGGTCGCGCGTCTTCCAGGTCACGGTGAGGACCGCGACCACGTCCGCGCCCTCGGCGACCATGACACTGACCGCGCTGGGATTGCTGGCCTCCTTCTCAGTGGTGGCCACGTCAAAGCCGATGGCCGCGGCTGAATTCCCAAGCTTCTCGCGCAGGTGCGCGATCGCGCGGTCGAAGTCGAGATCATCATTCGCGGCAATGCAGGCGCAGCGGCCGATGCCGCGGCGTTGCGCGCTGTCCAATTGCAGCAGCCCGATTGCAGCGGTACCGCCGAGCACGAACCGGCAGGCGTAATTTCGGTCCCACGCGTCCTTGTCATGTGCGCGGGCGCGGGATTCCTCGGGCGAGATCGCGGCGCCCGTGTCATCGTCGTAGAGCGGGACGCCGTCGGCGTACGCATCGAAAGCGGTCACGCGCAGGACGTGGACGCCGAGTTCGCTCTGGTACCAGTTCCCCTCCGGACGGATGGCGAGGTCCGCGCCAATCGGCGGCGCGAGCAGATCGAACGAGGGATGCGCATCGTCCGGCGGCGGCGTCGTGGTGAAGATCGCGCGGTACTCCGGATTGGCGGCGATGATCGGCAGCATGGCTTCGAGCACTTCGCCAAAGCGTTTCGCGCGGCCGACCTCGTCCAGGATGATGTCGCCGGTTTCGCCGACGGCGTCGGGCGTAAGGGACACGACTTTGGTGCGGGAATAAACCGTGCGCGAATGGTGCAGCCGAAATTCCAGGCGGCTGTGTTCGTAGAGATCTGCCCAGTCATCGGGGTTGACCGCGGCCACACTTTTGCCGGACTCAAAATTGACCACGTCCAGTTTTGTCTCGGCGGCTTCGGCCTGGGCGGCGAGCAATTGAAACGCGCGCGACATTTCGGCGGATTCCTTGCGGACCATCTCACGCCCGAGATCAAGTTTGACGCTGCCGAAGATGACTGTGTGCCCGGCGCTCTTCATCATTTTCTTTAGCGCGATCCGCGACGCGATCGTCGTCTTGCCGTACTGCCGCCGGGCGAGCAGGCCGCTGATGCGGTGCAGGGACACACCGCGCTCGAAGTTGCGCTGGCCGGCGCGCACTTTGAATTTCAAATTTGGAATTTGAGATTTGAGATTGCTCACTTCCAATCCTCCCCGAAGATGAGCGTGCCGAGTTTCTCGATCTTCTCGGTGTTGGTCGAGTTGGACCGCAAAACTTCCTGCGCCGCCTTGTCGGCCGACCACTTCACAAAATCTTGCATCCAGTCGCGCTGGAACTTTTGTTTGTCCAGGATCAAGCCTTCCTTGTCGCGCGCGATCTTCTGGATCAACGCCCACGCCTTGGGATCTTCCTCGGCGATGGTCATCAGTGAAAATTTGCGCTGGGCGCGCCGGAACAGTTCCTCGTCGCTCAACTCCGGATGCTCCAGTTTCTCGCAATCCTGCCAGGCCTGGAGCTTCTGCTCGCGTTCGTGCGCCTTCACCCGCGAAACCAGATAGGTGTATTGATCCGACAACGCAGCCGCAGAGGATTTCACGCCATGCGTATCGTGCAGCCAGGCGATGACGTTGGTCTGCTTCACGCCGGGCGTCTGGCAAAGCCGCACGAGTTCGCAAATCACGGCGATGGGCAATCGCTTGAGTTTGCTGTCGGCTCGGTTCCATTGGTCGCTCATGATTCATCCGCGTTGGTCCACGTACTGCAGCCCGGCCTCGGTGATGCGCCAGGCGCGATTCGCTTTGCCAATGATTTTCGTGACCTCTTCAATCACTTGCTTGCGGCTTAGATAATCAATCCGGTCCAGCACGTCGTCGTTGTTGGGTGACGGGAAACCGAACTCGGCCATCAGATGGCCGGTGGCGGCGGCGGTCAGGCCGTAACGCGCGCGGTTGGCATCCAGCACGCGCAGGATGGCGAGGTCAAAAAGTTCCTGTTGGGCGGCGGTCATGGTAAAACGTCCGAGGGTTTCACATTCGTCGTTCGATGAGCCGGTCAATTTTGCTGTCCACGCGCGCGAGTTGCTGCGTCTGGAGTTCCACGGCCGATTTGGTGCCGGCGACTTCCACGGCGACCTCGTTGATTTTTTCATGCAGCTCGCCGGTTTCTTTTTTTGCCTCATCGCGCAGCGTGCGTTCCTTGGCACTCATGGTGGCATAAATGTGTTCGTGAATCCTCTTGTTATCATCGGCGTGTTTATCGAACTCGGCGCGCGGAGTGAAATGTTTGACGATGTCCTGCTGCACGTCGCCCGCGGTGGGTAACCCTTGAAAATTCTGTCGCGCGCGCGCGAACTGATTGTAGAGGGCCACGAGAAAAAAAAGACAGGCGAGCCATGCGCCGAGGCTGGCCGGCGCTTCCCAGTTGGTGAGGAAGGCGAGAATCATCTGGGGTTCATCAGTTGAGGCGGATTCTAAAAAAACCCACGTCGCTCCAGTTGGTCCCGGTGATTTGGGGAATGTATTCCAAGGCGAGCGTGCGCATGTTTGCGGGCGGCATAGGGGATTGAACGATCAGCTCGTTGCTCGGCACGCTCTCCAGGCCGTTGGTGCTCGTGGCCGTGGCGACGAAATACCAGCGCGGGGCGGCGTTGGTGAACTGCACCGTGACGGTCAGGTTGGTGGTCTGCACGCGGACCGGCGCGGTGGCTAGGTTCGTTCCAGTCGCCAGCGAGTTGGTGTGGGCGTAGAGCGTGTAACCCGCAATGCCCGGCGATGGCGACGGATCCCAGGCGAGCTTGACGGTCGAGCCGGCTTCGGTAATTGGCACGCCGAGGCCGGTAAAGGCCATTACCGCCAAAGCGCCAAGGCGCCAAGGCGCCGGGGGAAATTTCAGGCGGCTACTGCGGCACCGCGTCCGCGCCGGCGTTCCGGACTCGCCGCCCATCTGGGTTTTAATTTCGTTTTTCAATTGGTTCAAAGTCTAAGCCTTCGCTGATGCCGGTATCGAGTCCGCCGGCGAGCGGCTGGAGGTTGGCGATGTTCCCGAGCTCAACGTTGCGGCCGACGCGCCTTAGCGTGATGCTGGCCGCCGTAATCGCCAGGCGCGCTTCGCTGGTCTTCAATTCTTTCACCGGCAAACCTTGCAAGGTCAGCAGCAGCGAATTGAAGCTGACCAGGTTTGTGGTGGTGGCCAGGCCGTGCAACTGGTCGCGCACGACGATAATGTTGGGACGCCATTCCGGGTTCTCGGCCAGCGCGTAAATGGTGCCCTCGCGCGCGAGGTCGCGCAGGTCTTGCGAGAGCAGGGCCACGTCGCCCTGGTTCAACGTTGTGGCGCAGCCGGGCAGAAAGAACAGCAGCGCAAGAACGGCGGAGGCGGGCGGGACGCCCGCGCCACTATTGCCACCATCTTTTTTCGCGAACATTTTCTGGAGCAACGGCAGCAGCGTCGAGAGAGCGGCGATGACGATGCCGGCGATCTGCAGCCAGTCCTGGTCCGTGCCGGCGGCCAGGCCGACCCCGGTGCCGGCGCCCGTGATGCGCGCGAGATTTTTGGCTTCGGAATTCATGGGTGGTTTACGGTTGAATTTTTCGGCGCGAGAGAGCAAGATGCCGGAGCCGGCGTCTGAGTGATGACGGTTGCGGGGGAAGCGACCGGCGCAGACACCGGTCCGGCAAAATCGAGTTCGGGAAAGCAGCGCGCCATCACGCGCCGATGAAAACACGTTCCACGGGGAATCCCTAACCGCCGGTTGCCGTGGTTGCCTGCATTGGAATTTTTCCTCCGACGTTGCTGCGCCGCCGCAAAAACTTTTCGTATTCGGGCACGGGGATGCGCCAGAAATTGCGCGAGCCGCCGCCCACGTTCACGCCGCCGAGCTGTCCCTCTTCCAGGAGATCAATGACATGCTGGTCCGTGATCCCGAGCTTGCCGGCGACTTCGCCCACGTACAAGGAAGAGCGGCCCGGAAAAAGCAAGCTGCCCAAGTCGAGTTGTTGGGGCTCGGTCATTCGCCGCTGGTATTGTCGCAGGCCTCGTTCGGAGTTTTCGCCCATCGTGCCTTCCGCGCCTCGGCCATCCGAGCGGCGCGCCGTTTTCGTTCGGCATCACTGTAGTTTTTCGTGCCCCCCTTCTGAGTCGCGGCCAAAAGAGCGGCGGCGTTGATCGCGCCGCCGCAGTGCGGGCATTTGGTTTTCATGCAACCTCGTGAGCATCACCCCAGCAATCAACCGTCACAGCCAACGCAGCACGGGCCGCAGGGAGCGCAGCCGTCAGGCCGGCGATGTCGCCGGAGCGAGCAGCCACGGCAAGCGCGTGTTTTGCGTCGCACAGGTTTCGATACGCCTGCCATCCGCTCGACGCGCTGGCGCGAATGCGAGCCGCCGTGTTGCCGTGGTGTTCCGCCCCGCGTTCGTCGCTATGACCCAGGCCCGCTCGCTCATGGGCTGCCGCCCGGCGGTCTGCACCGCAGAGATTGTTATACATGTCTCGCCCGGCAGCAGTCAGGGCCGACCACAGCGGCCCTGCTTCGGGCACGCCAGAGAGGCCGCGCTGGATTGTTGCGTTTTCGCTCGCGCATGTCGCTGCGAACGCGGCGTTACGGGCCTCGGATTGCGTGCGCGTGCTGGTGATCCACGCCTCACATTCCTCCATGGTTCCACGGAACAGGATTCGGCTAGGTTCGAGTTCGGGATGGACCCCGAAATTCCCGGTCGTCTGGATCGTGCGGATTCTATATTTCATTTTTTTTTCAGTTTCCCGGAGGGGTTATTCCCTCTCGATGGTTATACTATAGCAGATATGCGCATATCTGTCAACGTTATTTCGCATTTATTTTCGCCCCCTGATTCGAGAAGTCTTTTGACCCGCTTTTATTGGTGTTTTCGACAATTCGACCGGACGCAGAACAACCGGCTGCACGCGAACCGGCGCGGGCCTCAGCAATTCGGGTGTCGCAGGAGTTTTCACGGGTGCTCTTGTTCTCGCGCCGGTCGGTGAGCCGGAGCGTTAGCACGCCGGGTCACGCGCTTGGTTTTCCTACGTTTCTTTTCCCGTGCGGCGACCATCGCTTTTGCCTGCGCTGCGGTCAGCACACGCTTG